GCCGAAATATCGAAGTAAATATGAAAGACGAAATGTTCGCCGTTTAGATCGGCGAAGATGCGAGAGAAATTAGCACCATCGTTAGCAGTCTGTACAAAGCCCTTAGAGAGTGGCGGAAGGTCCTGAAATTTACGGCCTAAATGCCAGAAGTCAAGTTCACCCCGCAAAAGGCCAGCAACACGGGAATGTTCTAACTTATATTCAGCGTAACGAGATTGGTAACCCCATGTGGCCATCTGTTGATTGGTAGCAGTACCAATAGGGATGTCAGCATAAATTTCAGCATTATATACGGGCTGTTCCCCGATGTTTGCAAAGTCAGGCCAAGCATAATCGAAACGATCAGTACGCAGCCACTTACGAGATACACCATCCTGATAGGCAGATGTGGGCATAACAGTTAGAAGGCCAATAATCCAGCCGTGTTCTTTGGCATAGTAAGAGAGTTTTCCAGAGTCAGCGCGTGATGTACCTTGTCCAGCGATCGTACCCAATGGCGCCTCAGTTTCAGCCGTAGCAAGAACCTCAGAGAAGTTAACCAATTGGCGCACAGTACCGATAAATTCAGGGCGTTGAAGGCGAGAGTCTTGAACAGCAACACCAAACATAGCTTTAATCTGTTCCACGTAGCGATTGCCAGCGCGAGCAGTACGGCGAAGCCAATTTTGTAGAGCATTGGCGCGAAGAAGGTCATCAATTGTGCCGCCACTGTTTGGGTCAGTTACAAGTGTGCCATTAGGATCAAGTACATAAGGTACATTTTCTTGTGTTTCACCGGCGAATGTTCCATCACCGGGTAGAGCAGCACCAAGAACAACCAAGTTATCGTCAATAGTAACGAGGGCACCATTGTCAGCCCGGCGCACCTTTGAGGAAGTACCAACACTTTCCTCATCATAAACAACAGTCATGCCACCAACAGGTATTCTGACTGCCTCACTACCCCATTGAGGATAAGGAAGAGCACTGGTAAAGTAATCCAGAGCCCAATTGGTATTAATAGGCGCATTCTGGGCAATATCTAAAGCCCAAGCATTAGTATTACCTGGCGTAAGTACTTCAGGCTCTGCCGCTTCTAAATGTTGAGGCCGGTAATACTCTTCATATATACGATGATAGGCAGCAAAGGGGAATGCTGATACTTCGATGTAATTTGTAGTAGAAGGCATACCGGGAAGTCCCATGTAACCGCCAACAGTGAAAGCAGCGTACTGTTCAACGGGCTGCCATAATATGGTCGGAGGCGGTATTTGTTCATTTTCACCCTCGGCATCAGCAAGGATGAATGTCTCCCAAGTAGGGCAAAGGATACGATTTGGCACAAAGAAGAAGGAAGTTTTTACCTTAACTTTGTGCATAGGCGTTGCCACCATAGGAAGGAAACGAAAGAACGAGTTAATACCTATATGAAACTCGTCGCCGGGCAGAACGTCCTGAGCAAGAACAGGTATTAACTTACCCATTTTTCCGCTTGCTTTCATATCGTGAGAAAGGTCAAAGCGATTTTTTTTGGGTATTTTAACGGGAACTTTGAAAAGTGAACTCATGATATTGATTTTTGAATGTGATAATTACCATTTTCCAGAAGCACCACCGCCGCGCCAATTTTTGAACTTCATAACAGGGCGAGGTTTAAAAAATTCAGTCATAGATTGAGCAGCAGTTTGAACGGCGGGAAGTATTTCCTCAATGTATTTGGCAAGCATACGCGCCCATAGCGGATCGGAGTAAGTCATACCTTTGGAACGTAGATCAAGATCGGAGCGCATTAATTCTCGTTTAAGGATTTCAGAAGCCAATAATGATCGGGTAAATTCACGGCCAATACGAGCCGTGAGGATTCTTTCCATTCCTTCTTGAACCGATACAGCATTTTGCAATTTCGCTCTGTCGTTTGAGTCAAGCGTAAAAGATGTATCTGCCTGTAACTTACGAAGAGAAGCTTCCCGTGATGCCACGGATGTAGGCCTTGTTTCAGTATCCAAGTCGAGATCAAATTGTTTTCGGTTAGCATCGATTTGCGCTAATTTAATTTGTTGTGAAAGAAGATCATTTTGTTTGTCCATGTTTTCCGCTTGTTTTTCCTTTATGGCTATATCGTAACGTGCCATAATAGAATTAGAAATGGAACGCCCAGCGTCACCAATGCCGGAAAGGTCAGGTACATTATATTCGGGCTTGATAGCAGAAGGAGCAGAAACAGAAGAAGCGACACCAGCAGCGCCAGCAGCAGAACCACCATACATAAGAGCAGGATTGAGCCCAGCAGCAACCAGGCGTGCTTTAGCAGCTTTAGGATCATTGTAAGCATTTTGTAGATTCCAAAAATTAAGATTGTCGGCGTATTGACGATTATACATGCGTTCGCTGAATTTGCGTGATTGTCGATTCATCTGTCCGGTCGCAAGGGCATTAGCGCCAGAACCAACGAGAGCAGAACCGCCAGCAATAAGTGCCGAAAGTGTAAGAGGATCGAGAGGCATATCGATTGAATTTTGAAAGTGAAGGGCGCCGAGAACAAAGCCCCAGCGCCCGGAATGTTTTGGTCATGAAAATCGGATACCGCCACGCGGTAACATCATAACAGTACGGCGCTTCCGCGAGCGAGAAACAAAACGGCGAGAATTACGACGACGAGAAGAACGAAATCGTTTCATAATGTTTTAAATTTTGGTTTTGAAATAAATAGCCCTTTCAGCAAGGATTACAGCAGTACGAAGTTGAGACGCGAGATCTGAAATGGTAGCAAGATAGTTAATCTCATCGTCAGAAGGTTTATCGCCTAAATCATTGACATATCTCATTCTTAAAGAAATAAGATCGTCAACATCACGACGAAGACAAGAAGAAAGTTTTTGAAGATCAACTCCTAAGAATTCAGAAGGATCTTCATTCTGCAATTTTTGTTTTGGTCTACTTCCCATGTTGTTAGTATTTTTCTTGCAATATACGGGTATAAGATACCCATTGTCAAGTTTTTTTTTATTTTTTTTCAATTGCCACCCCATCGGTGTCAATTGGCAGTAATATATCAAGAGATTATTACTGCATTGCGGGATAGTCCACCCGCTTTTATGGCTTGCCTTCGGCTTCGGACAGTTTTAGTACGGTAGTAGTTTTTACCATAGTTTTCACGTATGGTAGAGTAGTTTAGAGTATGGCTTCGCCAGTATCTAAGGCATCCGCCCGGAGAACTATGTACGCCTCTTGCCCGCCGGAGGCCGTCGCGCGCGCTTCGCGCTTGCTCCGGCTGCCCGGCGGGCTATGGCTTTATAACATAGTATTTACGGGGGGGATACTACATTTTTTCCGTATCATTAGTTATGATATCGGGAGTAGGTGCCGGCGGAGCCGGCTGTTTTGGTTTTTTACGTTCCTTAAGTTCGTCAGAGACAACTGATTGAATTGCAGCAGCAAATTCTAAACGCTCTTCCGGATCCATGTATTCCGGTGTGAAGTCATTCAGTACGCTGTCATCAGCAAGATAGACACCATCGCCTTGAGGTACTTCGCGGCGTTGTACATATCGCTCTACAAGTGTTCGGAGCGAGAGAGTAAGGTCAGGAACTGTCTTAGACTTGTCAGTCACAAGTGTTGCCTCACAGATACGTTGTTCGTAAGGCATAGCCATGCGGCTAAAGTGCGTTTGAAATTTCATGTAAGTTAAAGTTTACGAAGTGTTTGATTTTTGTAAAAGGTACGATAAGATACCAGCCGTTGTTCATTTTTGTAGGTCTCATAATCAACCTGTAACGAAGCCGGATGTAAGTCATGGTAACGCTCTCGTCGTACGCCCTCTCGGCGTTCAAGAGATTCGCGTATAATTTTACGTTGTTGTAGCTTATCATCAGATGATAGCATCCTTTCACGATAGTAGCGAGGAACGGCCATCTTATAGCCGTCCTGTATGACATAATTTTCCGAAAGATTTTTTCGGTAGAAGTCTTTTGTCTCATTTGTTAAGAAGTTTTCGCCAAGACCCTTAGACATAAGAGAGAATTCAGGTAGACGATCGTCATTTTTATGTACAGGTATGCGTGTAGGTTTTTGAACATATTTGAGAGTATAGGCAACAGAGGCACCCGTTACAGTACCGACATCAATAACACCCTGATTCCATGCCTTATGTAGTTCAATAAGTAGTTCATTTTTAGTACGGTAGGTTGAGGCGAATAATATGATATGATAGTGAGGACGCCAATTTTCGCTACCATATTCGCCGACAGCGTAATATTTCCATGTGGTACCAAATGTAGCCTTACGGAGACGCTTGAAGAATAATTGAACGTCTCTCTTTAACAAAGTCATGTATCCAGAATTGGCCAAAGGCGCAGATTCATAGGTAAGAGTAACAAAGAACGAGGCGCCAGAGCGTTCATCTTCTTTTCGCAATCTAAAAGCCCAAGATGATACCTTACGTTTAAGGCAATAAGGACATTTCCCACAAGGAACCGGGACGGTATCAAGCCGCCCCGGAATTGTGACATGGAAAGAATTGAAACACGACATTATAGAGCAGGTATTCCAAAGCGTGGTAACGGCCTACGTGCCGAAATATCGAAGTAAATATGAAAGACGAAATGTTCGCCGTTTAGATCGGCGAAGATGCGAGAGAAATTAGCACCATCGTTAGCAGTCTGTACAAAGCCCTTAGAGAGTGGCGGAAGGT